ATTCACCTGTTATAAATTCATTGTAAATACGTGTATCGTTCTTTACATAATCCGTATCAAATAGGCTATTATAGGTTTTAATACCAGCATCTTCACAAGCAATACCCTTTTCAAGATATTTATTTGTAATTTCTTTATATCTACCATAACGCTTCTGCAAATACGTTTTAATTGCAAGCTTCTCACCTGTTGCGCCAAGCCCTGTTTTACCACATAGGCCACCTACTGCGCTGCTTCTAAATATTAAATTATCTATCATATTATCGTATAAATTTTACCCTTACAGCATCCACCATAGAACCAAATGCAGCTACTTTAGTTACATATAAAACTAATTCCTTACCAACCCATTGCTCTATGTATGGTGATCCTGCTACTTTGGTTATTACCTTCATATTCTCTTTATTTAATATCATTGGTTTTTTAGCTCCTTTAAAATGCGCTAAGATGCAATTTTTTGTTTCAAGCTTCTTTCCATTAAATAATTCAATATTTACATTCTCTATTTTTTCAATAGTTACTTTTAATTCTTGTCCTGGTTGAAAGTCATAACTTCCAATATATTTTGGATCAGTCATTTTTTTCCAATGTGTTAAATTTTCCATTTCTTTATTTGTTTTTTAGTTTCTGATAATTGTTTTTTATAAATTTTTACTTTATCCTGCAATATAGCCAATTGCTTTAGTAATAGCCTTTCGTTATGTTGTAAATCCGATAAATTCATTAAAATAATTGGTTTAAAACACAGTCATATACAAAACTTGAATCGCAGTTTAATTCTTCTATTTCTGCATCGGTTAATTCAACTCCATCTATTTCTGCACTTACTATGTGAGCATCGCAAAAGTCAGGATAATCATTGGTGTCTATTCCACCTAATTCTATGTTACTTATTTTATCTAATTCCATTGCTGTGGTTGGCTTATAAGGTTTAAAGTTGTTGTGATTGAATAAAGCAGCCATTGTGCTTGTTTTGTTTTTAAAATATTGCGTTCATTTATTGCTATGTTGCGCAATCTGTTTATTTTATCGTATCGGTTTCGTAGTGTGTCTATTCTGCTCATAATTTATTTATTAAATGTTTCGTTGTAGTAATCATCTGCCGTTTTGTCTCCGCTATACTGACCTTCTTTATAGGATGACCAATAAGCATCTTTTATCTGCTCCTTCTCCATTTCTTTGGCTTTTGCAAATAATCCAAATTCATTTACATTATAATTTTGTAGGGCAATAAATTCCTGCTCTAACCATCTAACTGCTGTTTGTTTGCTCATTTGTTTTCGTTTTTTAACTTGTGTACTAATTCCTTTTGTAATCGCCACTTGTTAGCTGCTTTGCCTAACTCTATAAATTCCTGGTCATCGCATTCGCCAGTGTGAGTCATCTCTAAACAGTTCTTATAATACTGCCATAGTATAGCTAATTTGTTTTCTTCTTCTTGTATGCTCATTCTTTGTAGCCTCCATCGTTATTGTATAGTTCAGTTATTGTGTTGTTTAATGGTAACCCTAAAGCATTTTTAATCGCATATACATAAAGTCTCTTGCATAATGTTGGCGATTCACTTATTATTTGCTTTAAAATAGTTTGATATTTAACCCCCATATTATCAGCTATGTATCCGATTGATTCTTGGCTTTCCAGTAGTTGCAATACTACTTCTTTTTTTAGACGTTCTTTTTGCATAATGATGCTTTCTCGCTTATTAATGTAAATACTTCATTGAACTTGGCATCAAACTCTTCAGCACTTGATTCTAATGGTGCTAAACTTAATGCACTACTGGTTGTACTTGTTGCGATTGATTCTCCACCTAAATAAGTACATACTAATACTGCTTCTTTTTCACTTACTATTTTAAAGTAATGGCAACTGTTCTTCTTGTACGCAGGTAATTCAATATCGTGCGTTTCTGTGATTGTTTTTTCGATTGTAATTTTCATTGTTATTCGTGTGTGATTAAAAGTAAAACATATAGCGTTGCAAATGTTGCTGCTACTAAAATTATTCCTAATATTAATTCTAAAAATTGATTTTTCATTATTTTGTTTCTGTTGTGTTAAAAGGTTGTTGCATTATATTAAATGCTTTTTTTGTTTCTTTTACTAAATCCAAGTAATAATCTTCTGATTCCATTCTCGTAGTTCTTATTTCTCCGTATGATTTTGCACCAACTTTATTTATAATTTCATAACCAAATTCTGATTGGTACAAAGCTATTGTTACTAAATGCTCTTTTGAGTACGAGTTGGTAAATAATGTTGATGTGATTAGTTCCATTCGCATAATTGTTTACAAAGTTTCTTTAATAAATTTAAGTCTTGGATTTTCACATTATCCCAATTACTTTTAGTAGCATCAATTAATGGCATATCATCAATTGTTGCAGTCCACATACTACCTGTTACTGGACTTGTGTAAGTTACAGCATAGTGACCATAGCCACTAAATCTGAACATAAAATCGTTTAAGCTAATTTTCTTTGTCATTGTTTGTTTAAGCACGTTCCCAACGTGAAGTTAATTGATTAAATTTTAAGCCTTTTGCTTCTTCTCTTTCTTGAATTTGTCCGTAAATGTTTCTTAATGAGTTCGGATTATTGTTCTTTTTAGTTTTTGCAACTGCTGATTGCGAAAATTGCATTCTATAGATATCACTCATCATAAATTGAATATTCCATTCCATTGATTCTTCAAAATCAAATTCATAAGTTTCAATTTTCAAAACAATTGCATTCATAAATTCTAATTCTGTGCAATATTCAGTAAATCTTCTACTTTTTAAAGTTTCTAAAATAAAGTTTCTGTTTTCTTTTAAGTTTGCTATTGTTATCATAATTTGTATTTGTTATCTCTTTTCGACCTTTCAAATGTACAAATTTATTATTACAAAAACTAATAATTTTTTTATTAATTTTATAAGTGTTTGATAATTAGCGTATTTATTTTTAAAAACGACATAAAAAAACTCCAATAAATCAATATTGAAGTTCATTATACCTCGCCAAATGTAGCTAATTTTATATAGATTTAGCGAGTTATGTTTTATATTTTATATGTCAGTTTAAAACTGATATTCTTACTTTTAAGTATCTATTTTGTGTTATATTCAGCAATTTTAGTACTTAAATTGTGATTTTGTCACATTTACTCGTCCCAAATATATGCTAAATTTGGGACTTACTTATTTCGTACTGATGTAAAAAGTTTCCAAGTTTGTCAACTAATTTCTCATCTAACCAACTTTCAGAATCAGCATAGAACAACAGGCAATGGATTAACTCGTGATAAAACGTAGCATCAATTATTTCCTGCTTGTAATCTACCCAAACTTTTTTAGATTTAAATTTATTAGCTATTATTATTTTGTTTTCGAATGGTATAAACTGCCCATAGCACTTGTTCTTATGGCAGTATTCATTGTCTATGATCACTTCAATTGTTTGCCCTAATATTTGAAAGCTACTTATCATTAGAATATATGTGTTATTCGTGCTATTTGACCATTCTCTTTACAATGCAAAAAACCTTCACAACATTTTGGTGCGTGTTGGAATCCATTCCTGTGATGCCAACTGTCCGTACCGCTTGGACTTCTTAAACTTTCAATTGTGATACCTGCATAATCCTTGCTTGTCTTATGATGCACGTGGTGTGTATAGATATACCTATGTTTAGTTTCTGCCCATTCTTTAGCAAATTCAACTGCCATTAGTAAAGGTAAATCTTGTTGCTTTGCACCATCACCGTGAGTAGTTCCAATTAGGTTACTGCCATATTTAAATCCTTTCCTATGCGCTATTGTGCAATCAAATGTAATATTATCACAATCCTTAAAATAAGTTTCTATAACCTGCGCTAAAAAGAATCCGTTAGTATAATCGTGGTTACTTGGATTAAAGGTAAAATGAACATCAGCTACTCCTATCAATAATTCCAATACTTCAACATACAATTGTTTTGCAATCATAAAATTGTCGTGCCACATTCCATCAGTATCTTGTGGAGTTCCGCTTGTAGTTGTTCTATTTGGATTGTCTATGTGTAAAATATCATTGCCACCAATAAACAAAATTTTATCAATGGTAAAGCTTGAAACCTTTTGTAATATTCCTTTTACACCTTCCAGTACCCTTTGTACTGCAATTTGATTGTTATAAGTTTCACCACTTTCAAATGATGTGCATAGCTTACCTATATGAATATCGGCAGGATCTAAAACTAATAAGTAAGAATCTTTGTTTTCAATTCGTTCTAACTTTGGGAATTTAGGTGAATAGTTTTTTAAGTCTTCAATTAGTTCATCTTTAAAATTGGATTGCTCTAATTCTTCAGGTGAAATAAAGTTTGGATTTTTTACGAATAAACTTGCTGTTTTATTTTTAACCCAAAGATGTTTTACAGTAGTATTGTCAATATCTAAACCATCAGTAATTTGGTTTATACCAGTATAATTTTTAGTTGGATTTTCTGCTCTAAATATTTTAACTATTTCCCATTCTTCTTGCGTGATTCTTGGTCTAATTTTAGCCATTATTTCATTCCAAATAAATTCTTGATTAAATCTAATGTTTCATCAGGTGGTGTAATGTCTTTCACCTCAATAAAATGTAACCTATCATTGATTTGCTTTTTAGCATCTTCAACATTTCTTGCACGTACTATGGTGTACATTTTCCTTCCATTAAATTCGTAAGCTATTTTGTAGTCTTTCATAGTGTTCGTTATTTTATACGTTTATGAACTATTTGTGTGCTATATCATACCTCATTAGGTATAATCTCTTCAGATAGCTCTAAAATATGGTTATTTATAACAACTTCAGGATAAGTTAACCCTACTAATATTGCTCTAAATGCAGTAAACATTTGCACAATGTCCGAATCCTCGCTTAATTCAATTGTGTGCTTACAATAGCTGTTTTCAACAGTTAATATTATTTTATCCATTGTTCATTATTTTACGAATGTAGCCAACTATAAATGTAATCAATATTATTAATGGTAGTATATACCAATAGTCTGCTCCTAACTGTTTATACCATACTAATTTTGGGCAATCAACTGGCACTTCAATCAATACTTTTTTCTCGTAGTAAATCGTCTCACCTTTGCATTTGCCTTCAATATAAACTTTGCCAAATTTCTTAACGTAAACAATTTCTAATTTATCTTTAGTGATGTAAACCGAATCAACAGTTTCATTAAAAATCGTATCAGTTCGTATCGTTTCGGTTAAAATCGTATCGTGTATAGTTACCATTACACTGGCTGTATCTTTGCTACAAAACTTTTCTATTGCTTGATTCTTTGTGTAGCAGCTACATATTAAGCAGTAAAGTATGGCTATTAGGATTGCGTATATATTTTTCATTTGCGTTTGTTTTTTAACTTATATAAAACTTTCCTTTTTAATGTCCAATATTGTTTATATTGATTGATTTCTGAAATAAGTATTTGCTTTGCTAATTCAATATTCATTTTCTTTTTGTTATAACATTGTTTGTTTTGTTATTACTTTGTAATGTGCGTTTATCTATTTCTTTTTGCTTGTATTTAGCTTCGATTATAGCCACTATTCTTGCTCGTTCTATTTCTACACTATCCAATAGCTAATATTTTTTTTCTATTTTTATCCTTTTTTAAAGATATATGAATCCAAGTATAATCGTATTCATTTATTATTTGGTCAAAATCTAAACCACTTGTTTTTATAAATTCAAATATTTTTTTATTTTCTATTTTATTGCCACCGCTAATATCAATGCTATTGCCTAATACGTGACCACTTGTTAAACTACCTTTTACTGCTTTGTTAAGTGCTAAACATCTATAAAAACTGTTCACCTTTATTGGCTTATCATACCATTCTCTAATCGGTTCAAATAAGTTTTCTGATACATACTTCATTGATTCTAATTCTACTTCGTTAGGCACGTTCTTAATGCCCATTCTTAAAGCAGTTGCACTCTCGGTTGCTTCTTGTAAAGTGATGTGTTTACTTATCATTGTCATTAGTTCACTTATTAGTTTACTTTTGTATTTATTTTAGTCATATAGCCACCTATTCCAATCAATGCACTTAAAATTAATTTAGGGTATTCTTTATTGATGTCAAATGTTACCCAATCAATAGTTATCCAAGCAGTAGAAATAGCAACTATAAAACCCATTACTGTGCTTAATTTAGATTGCCAATTTTCTTTAATCTTTTTCATACCAATTTTTGCAAATTTTAATTATAGATAACAATGAGAATACGAATGCTACGACACCTGCTAATACTTGAATGATTGGTAAAATTGCCATAGCATAAGCAGTAATTACACCAACCCAAGCAAATCCGTTTTCAATGATTAGTAAAAAGTTTTTCTTCATTATGGTGTTACAATTGGTAAAATTAAATCATCGTATTGCACCATTGCCAAAATCTCTGCTTCAGTAAATAAACTTGCTACATCAGTATTAACCACTAACCAATTAAATCCGTTTATATCTACAATTGGGTTTGCGTAATCAATTGTATCTTCATCATTAGGTAAGCCTAAAAGAACACAGCATTTTGTGTCTAATTCTTTGAATTTAGCAAGTGTTAAGCATTTATAGAATCGTGGGTAAAGTATGTTTTCTTCCATTTTACTAAAAAGAATTATTATTAAGTGAACGAATTAGGTTGTAGGTTGCAGTTTTTTGGGTGTCGTTGTCTATGCCATTTCTTTGTATAAGTGTGTTTAATACTGAATTCCCGTATTGGGTTGTGTAGTTAAATATTTTTACATTTGTTGAAGTATTTGTACCCGATGAACCACTTATGTCAGACCCTGAATTGAATCTTAATTTACTATTTGTAGAGTTAAAGTCTACGGTGGACATGATTAGACTTGTGCTATTATTAGATGAGAATAATGTTGCACCATTAAATACAGCATGCGCCGAGCTTGTTATATAGAATAAATGACTTACAGTATCACTCCCATAAATCGCTGGGTTTGCACTTACATTGTATACTTTAGTAGAGGCGTAACTTGTAAAATATTGCCTACTTGCTAATGCTCCACTTGCCATTGTATCATTAACACCATCACCTTGTACTATCGTTCTATCAACCAATACACCTTTATAACCTGTAGTTGCTGTTCCTGTGTTAATTGTCCAAACTTCACCTGTTGCACTTGTCCATTGTGTTTGACTTGTAGCTGCGTTGTATGTTGCAGGATTGAAATTTTGCGTTACAGTTGTAAAAGTATCATCTTTAAAAAATAAACATTTTTCTATTTTAACAGAATTTGATGTAATTGCATTTGTTCCGATTGTTGTAATTGCATTTAAATTAAAAATAGTGCCTGTAAAACCTGTTATGTTAGAACCTAATTGCGTATAGTTAATTCCATCTAAACTTTCAAAAAATTTTATTATTCCTGTTGTTGCATTTCTTGAAAATCTAAACCCAATACTTGCAGAATTTAGAGTAGTAGTTGAATCATAAGAAAATATAGTTGTTCCATTTGATAGCACAATACTTAATAAATTTGAAGTATATACAAATTGATAAGCGAAAGTAGTTGCTGTTGCCCCCGCTCTTTTTGCGCAAAATACTTTTGTTGTTGCGTTAATTGTAGCATTTCTGCTTATTATTTCTAAAGCACAATCACTTGTTAATTGATTGCCACTTGCGTTTGGTGTGCTAACATAATCACTACTTAATCCTGGTGACCAATAATAATTATCACTACTCGAACCATTGTGACTCAATAACAATGGCTGACTTGCTGCTGTTGCTTGTACTGCATCACCTGCTACTGTAAGTGAGTAAAGTTTAGCTGCTGCTTGACCTGCTGTTGTACCTGTTCCACTGCCTAACTTATAACCAATCCAATGAGCATCGTAACAAACTGGAACGTTTGTTAAATCGCCATAAATAGACTTTAAACCCTTTACAAAGAAGTTTAAACGTGATAGGTTTGAAACACCACCATCAGCTATTATACGATTGTAAATAGTAGTTGCATCTGCATCAATGCCAGCTCCAAATACATCTATTCCAATTCCTATTCTATTACTCATTGTTTTGCAATATTATTTATATTATTATTATTTTATGTAACTAGCTATCAATCTTTATAAAATGATTACCTGTATCTCTATGCATCTTAAACATAATCAAGCTATTTGTGCCAATTTCTTCACTTGGTGTAAATGCATCAAAAACTAATGAAGTTGATCCTGTAGCACTGTTACCATTCGCCACCAAATTAAAACTTGTACCTGTTGCTATATTTATCAATACAAATTTATCATTATTATCTAAGTCATATAAACTACTTGAACAAGTCAATGTACTAACTGCAACTCCACTTTCTAATGGAACATTTAATTTGGCAATCAATGGCAAGTAAGGTAAAAATAAACCTATAAAATCATTAGTATATCTATTATTGTTAGCAGCTATACCATTAGCATTCATAATAGCATTATTAGTATATTTA